ATTATTGTTTTCAAATGTTGCTGTACCAGAAGAATAAGTTCCACCAGTAACAAAAAAATCTGTTGTGTTGGCGGTGTAATTATTAAACGTTGATATATTTAATTTACTATCTATTTCTACTTTAGTATTTGCGGTATAAGATTCAAAAGTTGAAACATCAGTTTTTCCACTTAATGCTGGTGTCAAACTAACACTATAATAGTTTGAGCCTAATATGTTGTTATCGAATTGTATTGATTCTCCCACTAATGTAGAACCAGTTGTATAACTATCAGTTATTCCCGTAACAAAACCACAAACATCAAATGTAGTCCCACTATTTGTTGCAAATGTAACACAGCCAGTACTTGGATTATAAGTACCTCCAGTAACATTAATGTCATTATCAGAAAATAAAGCTGCTGAATTTGTTACAGTAAAAGTCCCTCCAGTATTATAGGTAAAATTTAATTGTGAAGTAGCAACATCTGCATTACCAGATACAACATATGTATCTGCAGAAGCTGCACCTATAATGCTATAGACATCTCTATACTCAATTAATCCAGAACTATTTCTGGCTAATATTTCATTTAGAGAATCATCATTAGATATTGAAGATAAATTTAAACTACTGCCTGTTATGCTTCCGTTAACTAGCGTGTCACTATTAACTGTTAAACTGTTGCCGTTTATAATTGTTTCATCAACATTATTACCTAATACTACAGAGTTAGAAGGAAAATCCCAATCTAAACCTAAATTACCATCTACATAAATTTGTTTAGCTAAGACATTTCCAGTGCCACCAGTAACCACAACATTACCTACAACTTCTAAGTCTCCATTACTAGTTAATCCTGTTACCGTATTTATTATAGTACTAAATGTAGAGCCACTATTGTCTGATATAGTAAACTTATTTGAACCGTCATAAGTAAATCCAGTAACAAATGTATCTTGAGAAGTAGCTGCACTTATTATAGACTGTACATCTCTATACTCTATGTCTCCTGTAGTAGAATTTCTACCTAATATCTGAGTGAGTGAATCATCGTTTGTAGGTGTATTATAAATTACTAAATCACCAACATTTGTAGTCCCTGTAAAATTATATAAACCAGTTGTTGTTATATTAGAACCTAAAGGTTTGTTTATACTTAGGGAATTTAAAATTTCTACTGTTTGTGGTGATGAAGATGTAATTGTTTCATTATCAGATATAACCTCTAAATTGTCAACAATAATATTAACTCCACTTGTTTGAATGCCATCTAAAGTACTTCCTCCGTCTGTATTTTTAACGCTACCATTTAAAGTAACACTACCAGAACCAGAACCAAAATTTAGAAGAGGGTTTGCGGAACTTCCTGAAAGAGATTCAATATTACCATTGAAATACCAATCACCATTAACTCCTCCAAGCCCTAAAAATGCAGTGTTAGCGTCTGTAGTTATATTACCGTTTATAGTAAATTTAGCTCCAGTAGAATCTAAACCAGTAACTATACCTTTACCGTTAACTGTTGTTGCAAATATGTTACCATTTATGATTGCTTCACCACCAGAATGTTGTGTACTGTTAAGTGTCCAGCTTTCAGTTTCTATAATAGGTGAGTTTATAACAACTCTACCTCCTGCGCTCATTCGTTGAATCGCAAGTGCTTGACAATTGTTTGTACCCTTTATCAAATTCGCTGTTACAACACAACTACCATTAAATGTTGGATTGGAGCCATATCTAACAAAGAAGCCAAAACTACCGTTACATAATATTCTATCAAAATTAAATGTTGTATCAGTAGAATCTCTAACGGTTGTAACGTAACCACCACCACCATATAGTTCTAAATTAGAACCATTAAATGTCATTTTAGAATCTTCAAAAGCGGCAATCATAACACCTTTTTCCATTCTCCAACTCACGGCTTCTCCGTAAAATTCTGAACTACCAAATGATGTTATAATACCAGATGACCAATCACTATCTAATGATTGAACGATATCTATATCACCTTCACCATATAATTCAAACTTGTTAGAAGTAGAACCAGACGGTGCATTAATAGGTGTATCACCTAATATAAAAATAGATTCATTGGTTCTTAAGAAGCCACCAGCAGATGCTGAAGGTATAGTCTCTAAAACTACAACTTCTGTAGTTGCACCAACATCTGTGGGTAAAACTATTGTGTAGGTTCCATCATTAGAACCTCCAACAACCTTAAATCTTTTACCTATTGTTAGATAACTAGCCCAATTGCCATTAAATGTAAAAGTTTTAGTACCTTGATTTACAGCAATCATTCCAGCACCAACACCATTAATTTTAGCAGAAGGCTTAATTAAAGAGCCGGGTGACAGGTAAATTTTACCATTAGGATACTGTAATTCAGTTTCGTTATAAGTTCCTGGGAATACATATATTAGAGTTTGTCCCGATAGGGAATCAACCAATAATTGATTTCTAGCGCCAGTAATTGTTTTAAAAGGTTTTGATATATTTCCATATTCACCTGTTAAATCATTACCTTCTGGTGCAACAAAATATGTTGTTCCGAATTGAGCTCCTGATGAAAATCCGCTTATTATTATATTTACGGCATCATTTCTTTCTAGTGATAATTCATTAGATACATTATTATATGTACCTCCTGTTACATAAGTATCTTGAGAAGTTGCTGCACTTATTATAGATTGTACATCTCTATATTCCACATCACCAGTGGAAGAGTTTCTGCCTAATATTTGAGTTAAAGAGTCGTCATTATTTGGTAAATTAACTAAATTTATAGTATCTGCAGATAGGTTAGCACTAACATATGTGTTACCACTTACTGTACCTCCACTTAAAGGTAAAAAATTATCATCTACTTTAAAAAAATATTGTCCAGCCACTTTATATATTATTTATATCTTCTTCTATTCTAATGTTTATGCCGCCCTCTCTAGGTAAAGACATTTTTGTTCCGTCAGCAAAAAACAATTCAAATTCACCAACAAAATTCCCAGCCACAGAAGTGTCTCCTTCTTTCCAAGAATATTGAATTATTCCACTATTTGCAGATACCGTTTGTGCAGATTGAGAAGATATCATTAAAGCCCCACAATCATCTGCCATTGAGAAATCAACCCTAGTTACTGCGCTTAAGTTTAATCTATTCCAACCACCTAAACATCCTTTATCGTATACAGTTGCTATTAAAGCTGGTGCTGTATCATTTCTTTTCATTATAAATGGTTTTTCTCCTCTTGCCATAATTTTAACTATTAACTATCTCCAATCTTATATCTTGATTATTAAGTCTTATATCTACATTTTGACCAACTACAACAGGATTTAATTTAAATCTTGTTATTAACTTTTTTTCTGGGCTAGGTGTTGTGTACTTCACAACCCAATTCATCTCATATATATCGTCTATATTATATAAACCTGGTGTTAGGTTTACATAATATCTACCTTGAGATTCGTTGATTATATCCAAACTTTCAATTACAGACACGCTACCTTCAGGCGTCACAAATCCAGATATCTCTTCAACATTTATAGAATTGTAAGTTTCTCCACTCAAAACTGATGAATTTATACAATAAAAATCTCTATAAAGCCTTAAATAAGTCATACTTAAAAAAAAGATATTTCTTCTTAAATAAATAGTAACAAAAAAGGAGACTGTATCTAAACAGTCTCCTTTTTAATAATAATTTATTTTAATGTATTAGGCGTTAAGTAGACACCTGTCTGGTTGTACGTTAATTTTAACTTTAGATATGTCATCTGCACTATAATCGTAACTGTCAAAAGAAGCGTTTGTTATAAAACATCCAATCATTGTCCATTTTTCAACCTCAACTCCTACTGGGTCTAGTGCTTTTAAAACTAAGTTCTTTTTATATCCAACTGCATAACCCATTCTACCTGTAGCAGATTCAGCATGAAGCCTTACCCATTCCATTACTTTTTGAGTAGTAGAAGGTCCAATAACATCAATAAACTCAATGTCAATTGCTGACCACTTATATCTACCAGCAACAAATGTACTAGTGTTCATATACTGAATTTCAGTACTACCGATTTCTATTGTAGGTTTTCCAGAAGTTTGAACATTAAATGATTCAATTCCTAATTCTGAAGGGAATTCTAATACGAATCTATTTTTTCTTTTTGGCTCCTGTTCAACAGGAACTGGTCTAAACATTGTAGCCATCTTATAGTTATTTAATTTTGTTTAACATCTATAAATATCAAGCAAAAAAAATTATTTGACTATATTTAGATTTTTTTTTAAAAAAAGTTATGCTTGAGCTTATTCCTAACAAAAAAAGGAGCCATAAAGCTCCTTTTATTATTTTATTAAAATTATTTTAAAAATCTTCAAATCTTGCACCAGTTGGTAGAACTTGGAATGTTAAATCAATAAATTCTGCCGTTCTTGTAGGTTTAAGTTGAATTTTACCAACTAAAGTATTTCTATCTACAACTTCAGGTGGATTATTACTTTCATCCATTATAACTCTAAATCCAGTTAAACCTCTCTGGTTTTGAATTTGTAACAATAAAGGCTCAACTTTAGATAAGAATTGGTCTCTTAAAGTTTGGTCATTTTGCTCAAACAATAAAGTTTGAGATGTAGCAGCAACAACTCTTCTTATTTGAAGAAGTAATCTTCTTACATTAATTCTATCAAGAGCAGATTGTCTAACTTGAAGCGTTTTTTGTCCATATATTACAACTCCGTTTTGAACAAATGTTGCTATTGGGTTAAGTCTTCCTTCATATAAAGTATCTCTATCTGCTTGACTTAGTTTAATGTCAGCTCTTCTAACTGAATCGCCAACAGTACCTCTGTTTATACCTGCAGGTGCAAACCAAGGAAATGCTACGTTATCCGTTAATGCAATAGACTTAACAACCTCTGCAGTAGGAGCCAAATAAACAAATTGACCAGTATTTTGGTCTTCTATTTGAACCCAAGGCCAATAAGTGGCTGCGTAGTTAGAGTCTATACCTGTGTCTTGCATTGCTAAAACCGCCTCTTCTGGGGTTCCTTTTGCTACACTGGTAGTAAGTCTAGGTGAATCGATTATATATAATGTATCAGCCCTGTCTTCCATAATGTTAAGAGCGTACTTAACTAATTCTTCATTATTTCCATAATCAATACCAGGAGTAGCGAATAAGTTAACATCTACTTCTTCTGGGTTTGTGAATACGTCTAAAGCTTCTTTAAATGCATTTCTATTTGAAGAATCACTAGTGTTAACACCAAAAGATGGTATTTTAAACTTGTTCCAACCATCAAAACCTCCAGAAGGAGCAAAGGTGAATTTTCTTTCAGCCTTAGTGTATCCACTTAGTGGCATATCACCAGAAACAAATGTAGATGGTGCTCCGCTTTCAATGTGAAACCCTTTTACATTAGATTTCCCTGCACTTCCCGTACCTATATATTTGAAAGTGTCTATCTCTACATTGTTGATTACGTTTGAAAAACTAACTTTATCTGCAGTAAACCCAGTGTAAGCTAATTCAGATATTCCTAAAAATGTTTTATTTACTGAATCTCCTGAAAAATAAGACTGCTTATACATGATAGGAGCTGCAGTAGTTCCTGAATTTGCCGCAACTTGAGGATATCCCTCAAATCCTGCTGGCACTACGTTGCCAGGGTGACCCTCTTTCATGTCAAGAGTTATAAACAATGATTGTCTTGGATACTCTTCATCAGTTGTACCAATTACTCTGGCTATGTAATTTCTTTGTTTTGGGTCCATAGTAACTCCTCTAAATCTCTCTAGGGCAGTTTGAAAAGCAGAAGAATCTGTATCGTTAAAATCTCTAACTAATACATCAAAAGTTTTTGTAATTGTATCTATATTTGTAATAGATATTTTAATTTCTCTATTTGCAGCATTACCATCAGATACTGATTGGCACTTAAATAATTGTCTAACTTGACCACCAACTAGATTAGATACAACCCATGGACTTACAGGGTTTGTATATGGACCAACAAAATCAGTGTATCTTGTGTCATTTGAAAATGTAATTCCACTTGACAAACCTGTTACCAAACCTTCTTGAACAGCCTGTCTTAAGAAGTTAGGAAATATAGTATCTACATAAATTCCATAATCTCCTTCTATTTTTTTAGGGTTTCTACCTATAACATTAACGATATAATCATCTCTACTCTCGTCTAGTGAAACGCTTAATGTGTTGGCTGAAAAATCCCCAGTTGAACCACTTAAAACAAAACTTCCTAGTGGAGATGTTGGTGTTCCCATTTCAATGTCTGTAGAACTATTATTTAAAAAAGTTAATCCTTCATCATTACTTTTACTTTTTATAACAGCTACAATAGCATTACTTACAGTGCTAGCAGTGTTTTCAGATGTTTTTATAATCCAAGCGTTTGAATCGTCAAACCCCTCTTTTCCAAGAACTCTAGTTATAGTTAGTTCATTTGATTGTGTAAGGAAAGAATTTGCTACATAAGGTAGCTGTAGTTCAGAGCTTGTTCCACCAAATCTGAACAAGAACTCATCTGTGCTTCTCACTCTAACTGGCTCAAATGCTGGTCCTTTTTGTGTTAATCCAACAAGTCCTAACTTGGTTAGACCTACTCTTG